ACGAGCAGATCAACGTGCTCGACTACATCGAGGGCCGTGGCCAGGTACTCGGCTTCTACACGACAGAGCTTCGCGACCGGGGCTGGGAGAAAGCTTATTGCGTGGTGCCGCATGACGCCGCACAGACGCATGCAGACAACCCGACCGGCATGGATTTCGAGGCGCAGCTGCGTCAGGCCGGGTTCAACACGGAGAAGGTGCACAGCCCGCCGGGCATCGTGATGCAGCGCATCGCCAAGACCCGCCAGCTGTTCCCGAAGATCTGGTTCAACGGCCGCAAGACAGAGAATCTGAGGGCTGCGCTGGGCTGGTATCACGAGCGCATTGACGAGGATCGCAATGCCGGCCTCGGCCCGGAACACGACTGGTCAAGCCACGGCGCTGATGCGTTCGGGCTGATGTGCATTCGCTATGAGCCGCCAAGCAAGGCGGTAGAGATCGAAATCGAGGATTATGGCTTCGTCTGATACACCACAGGAAGGCTTCGAGCTGGGCGGCATGAAGGTCGCCATGGATGAGAGCACGCTGCTGGGCCATTTGCAGGCCGAGCGTCGTCAGTCCATTGGCTTCCAGGACAATGGCGACATTGAGGAAAGCCGTGAGCGCGCCCTTGAGTACATCAAGGGCGAGATGAGCGATGTGCCGGCCAAGAAGAACCGCTCCAGCGTGGTGTCTTCGGATGTGGCGGATGCGGTCGAGACGGTCCTGCCTGACCTGATGGAGATTTTCACGGGCGGCGAGGACATTGGCAGCTTCAAGCCCGAGAACCAGGAAGACGAGGAAGCCGCACAGCAGGAAACGGACTACATCAATGATGTGGTGTTCGACCAGAACCCCGGCTTTTCCGTGCTGGGCAGCGCCATCCGGGACGCGCTGGAGGTCAAGACCGGCATTATCAAGTTCTGGTGGGAGGATGAGACCCACAAGGAGGAGAGCTTCGAGGGCAAGACCGCGTTCGAGCTTGAGGCAGCGGCAGAGTCCTCTGAAATCCTCGATGTTGAGGAGGTTGGCGCAACCGAGGACGGTGTCCCGCTGTTCAATTTCACCGCCAAGCGCATCGACACGTATGGCTGCGAGAAAATCCGTGAAGTTGACCCGCAAAATTTTGGTGTGTCGCCTGATACGGTACGCCTGTGCGAGACGCCGTATTGCATCGAGCGCTCATTCCCGCGCGCCTTCCAGTTGCTTGATCAGGGCTATGATCGCGAGAAGGTGATGCGCCTGCCGCCCTCCAGCGGGAATCTGGATGATGAGCAGGATGCGGCCCGCGATACGGTGGACGAGAACATCGACGCAGACACGGTCTATGATGACGACCGCCGCCGCGTTGAGGTGCACACTCACGTGATCCGCATTGACCTTGATGGCGACGGCAAGTCCGAGCTGTGGGAAATCGTCACCGACTGCGAGGAAAAGCAGATCCTCGACGCCAAGAAGGTGAGCCGCGTTGGCTATGCGGCCGGCACGCCATTCCAGCGCGCGCACCGGTTCTATGGCTTCTCCCTGGCTGACAAGCTGATCGAGGTCCAGAAAATCAAGACCAGCCTGATGCGCATGATGCTCGACAATGGGTATTTTGCCCTGAACCAGCGCCACGAGGTGTCCGAGGAGCGGGCCAGCAAGAACACGATCAATGATTTGCTGCGCAATGAGCCGGGCTTCCCGGTGCGGTCCCGGACGGGTGATGCGGTGCGTCCGATTGGGAATGCCGGTGCGCCGTTCGACTATGTCGGCGCGCTGGAATACATCGCCACGGTCGGAGAGCAGCGTTCTGGCGTGGTTCGCAATGCGCAGGGGCTCAATCCTGACACGCTGCACGACACAAAGGGCGGGGCTCTGGCTCTGATGAGCGCAGCCCAGCGCCGGATCCGCATGATTGCACGGGTGTTGGCGGAAACCCTGCTGAAAGACCTGTTTGTGGGCGTGCATGGCGACATCCGCGAGCATGACACGCGCCAGCAGAAGATACGCCTGCGCAACAAATGGGTGGACATTGACCCGACCAGCTGGGGCAGCCGTGCCGACATGACGATTGAGGTGGGTGTCGGCTCTGGTGGCCGCGACATGGAAATCATGGGCATCCAGCAGATCATCGAATTGCAGGCCCGCGCGATAGAAGCGCAGCAGATGGGCGTGATCGAGAACCCGCTCGTGACCGAGGTGGAAATCTACAATGCGAGCCGCCGGCTGGTGGAGCGTCTTGGCATGAAGGCCCCGGAAATGTTCGTGCGTGACCCGCGCCAGCCGCCGGATCCGGAATTGCCGCAGAAGCAGGAAGGCCCGAGCCCCGAACAGCAGGCCGCAATGGCCGAGATGCAGCTCAAGCAGCAGCAGGCACAGGCCGATCTCCAGCTGGACCAGCAAAAGGCGCAGGCGCAGGTGCAGGCCGAGCGTGAGAAGTCCGCCGCACAGGTTGAGGCGATGCGTGAGAAGGCCGCTCTGGAAATCCAGCTGGCCCGTGAAAAGGCGGCCGCCGAGATGGAGCTGGCCCGCGAGAAGATGGCGGCAGAGCACCAGATCGCACGCGAGAAAATGGCCCTTGAGGCGCAGTTGAGTGCCTACAAGGCCGAGCACGAGGTGAACATGAGCGACAACCGGCCCGGTGGGAGGCTTGACCAGTGAGCGCTGACCTTCACGACATCGAAAAGCTGGCCTTCCGTGCCCGCAAGGAGCTGGACCTGACCACGAAGGCGTTTGACGCGCTGCGTGAGCGGTACCTGAGCGAGCTTCTGGCCTCCCAGACCCCCGAGGAAGCGTATCACGGCGTCATGGCCGTGCGGGCGCTCGACAGCGTGATGGCGAGCCTGGATCAGACGATTGAGGAGCCACAGATCGAAAAAACAGCAAGAGAGAGCGAACATGGCTGACGGACAACAGACCTTTGACAGCGTGCAGGACATCGTGGCGCACCGTTCGGCAGAGCGCGCGGCAGCCCGTGAGGCGGCAGGCATCAGCGAGGAAGAATACAACGAGGATGGCGCGGAAGAGACCGCTGACACCGATGACGAGATCGAGGCCGCTGCAGAGGATGTGACGGACGACGAAGACACCGTAGAGGCTGACCCGGCCCTTGCGGACGCCGAGGACGACCCGGAAACGGATAACGTCGATGGCGATGTTGACGAGGGGCAGGAAAGCGAACCGGCTGAGCCGACAATCGCCGCACCTCAATACCTGGGTAAGGACGAGCGTGAACTGTTCGAAAAGCTCCCCAATGACGCGAAGAAGCTGGTCGCGGACATCGAGGAGAAGGGCCGGACATTCTACACTCGGAAGTCGAAAGAGCTGGATGCAACGCGACAAGCCTTCGAGCACCGCATGCAGGGCCTTGATGGCTTCATCACGGAGACGGAACGCCAACTGAAAGAGTATGAACAGGTCGATTGGGAGGCTGCTGCGCAACAGCTCGACCCGCGCGACTATCAGGCTCATCAGGCGCGTTACCAGACCCTCAAGCAGCAGATGCAGGAAGCATCGTCCAAGCGGTCGGAAGCGGAGAAGCTGGAACTGCGGGAGTATACCCGCGCGCAATCCACGATCCTCCAGCAGATGGCCGAACAGGACGAGGCCGCCAAGGCTTTGATTGCCCCCGAGGGCGGTCAGAAGCGCATGTCAGAGCTGAAAGAATACCTCAAAGGACAAGGGATCGATGATTCCACCCTGTTGTGGGCCTCAGCTCCGGCAGTCGTGCTCGGCTACAAGGCCATGAAGTACGACGAGGCGCAGAAGAAAGCCAAGCAAAAGCCGCTTCCCCAGAAGAAGCCCGCCGGCAAGACCGTGGCCCCTGCCACGACCGGTGCGGCACCAACGTCAACAGGCAAAGAGATTCAGAAGCTCGAAGGCAAGCAGGAATTGTCCCCTGCCGAGTTCAAGCGACTGATGCAACTGCGCCGGAAACAGAAGGCAAGCTAAGATGGCTGCACCAACCAATACCCATTTGCAGGCCGCCACGGTCGGCATCCGCGAAGATCTGGAGGACATGATCTATCGCGTCGCTGCGGAGGAGACTCCGTTTTCCAACAACATCGGCAAGCAGAAGATCAAGGGCACGTATCACGAGCACCAGGTCGAAGACCTCGCCACGCCAGACGCCACCAACGCCCAGCTGGAAGGTGATGACGTGGCCACGCTGGATGCGGCGCACGTCACCGAGCGCGTCTCGATGCGCCCGCAAATCTTCCGCAAGACCGGCGGCGTCTCCCGCACCAACCAGAAGTCTGATCGGGCTGGCCGCGAGGACACGCTGGACGAGCAGAAGATGATCAAGGGCATCGAGCTTCGCCGCGACTGTGAAGCCCGTGTCATTGGCAATTATGCGTCCAATGCCGAGTCCGGCTCGACCCCGCGTCGCACCGGTGGCGCTCTTGCGTGGATCGAGAGCCATGACAGCCTCGGCGCAACCGGCACGTCCGGGGGCTATTCCTCGGGTGATGTGGCGGCTGCTTCCAACGGCACGCAACGCACGTTCGCTGAGAGCCAGGTCAAGGCCGTTCTGGCCACGGCGTTCTCCAACGGCGCGCGCATGTCGCAGGCATACATGTCCGGCACGCACAAGCAGGAGTTCTCGGCATTCTCCGGCATCGCGGACATCCGCAAGTCGGTTGGCGGGGACAAGCAGGCCACGATCATCGGCGCGGCTGATGTGTATGTGTCGGATTTCGGCAACATCACGCTGATCCCGCACCCGTACGGCCTGACCCGTGACTGCCTCCTGATCGATCCTTCGGGCTGGGCAATCGGCACCTATGATGGCGTCAAGACGG